GATAACAAAATCCAAGAGTATCAGGAAATGCTAACTCGTTTCCAAGATATAGAGCAACAAGAAAAAGCTGTCAATAGTGTCGAAGGCGATGAGGAAAACATTAGAACCGAAATCGCTAATTTAGAGAGAAGACTCGAAGAAGAAGAGGATGAGCTAACTCCAGCAGCTTCTGCAAAGATTGTCAGAGATATAGCGAGCCGAGAACGCCAAATCGATAAGCTTCATCAGGCAAATGAAATGAAGGGACGCATCAACACAGAGCGTAATTCCTTAAGACAAGCTTCGGACAACTTAGCTAACGAGAGTTTTAGTTTTCTATTAGATAAAGAATCTAATGGCTACAAGATGGCTAGAGAGCAAGTATATCCGACTCTCGAACGGTTACTTCCTAATTTTAAAGACAATCCTCAAGACGTGTTTCTAACTGGGTATCTGACAGATCTCATGTTGGCTAAACAAGAAAATACAGAATTAAAAAATCAAATACTGAAAATGAAAGGCGGTTCTCCCCGGAGTGAACCCCCTAGCTTAGCTGAAGAATCGGTAGCTGGAACGACACCGAAGAACAACCCAAACCCTAATCCCAATGTGAACAGAGCTGATTTAATGCAAAAAGTTCGTAATGGAGAGATGGAAGGCGGTTTAGCTGCACAATTACTAGGAGCGGTCTCTGGAGGGTATTAGCCTCAGGAGATAAAGAATGGCAACATTTCAAACTTTTCAAGCTGTAGGTAATAGGGAAGATCTTTCCGACCTTATAGCAAATATTAGCCCCTTAGAAACTCCGATGTGGAGTGGCTTTGCAAAAACTAAAGCATCTGGGGTTTATCACGAGTGGACACAAGACTCATTAACTGCGGCTGCTCAGGGCAACGTGGTGGAGGGTAGTGACGCTACCGACCCAACGCTTACTCCAAGAGTTCGTGTTGGTAACTATTGTCAATCGAATCGTAAGGTAGTGAAGGTCTCTGATCTTCAAGATACTGGCGTTGTAAAGGCTGGTATTAAGGGTTCTGAATACACATATCAACTAACGAAGTCAATGAAGGAAATTGCTCGTGATATGGAGTATTCAATCATCAATGGCACTGGTAACTCAGGTGCGGCTGCTACAGCCCGTGAGATTACTGGCCTACCGGCTTTCATCACGACTAATACGTCAACTGCCGGGACCGCTAGAGCTCTTACCGAGACAATTTATAACGACATGCTTCAGACTATTTTCGATGCTGGCGGAAATCCAGATACAACTTATGCGAATGGATTTCAGAAGCGACAGATAAGTTCTTTCACGGCTTCACAAACTCGAAATATTCAAGCGTCTGATAAAAAGTTAATTGCAAGCGTCGATGTCTACGAATCTGATTTCGGACTGCAAAGAATTATATTGGATAGATATGCAACCGCCGATGAGATTTTTCTTATCGAAAAAGCGAAGTGGTGTATTGCTATCTTAAGTCCGGTTAAAGCGACCGAATTAGCCAGAACAGGTTCCGCTAAAAAGGGAATGTTGGAAGGCACATGGACTCTCGAAGCTAAGCATGAAGGTAGCGGCGGGAAAGTTCAAGACTTAACTACTTCTTAAAATATTTGAGCGGCTGGCTTAGGCTGGTCGCTCAGTATCTCAATAATTAACATGGATAATTTTATAGAGTGGCTGGCAAATAAAGGACATCTAAATATAAAAAGTTTCTCTATTAAGCAAATTATAGATTCAGGAATATTAACAAACGAAAAGATGAATGAGCTTTTCGTGGAGTACATAAAGGAAGAGCCAAGCGATTGGCCCGATTACTAAATGGATATTGAATCTGCGTTTGTTGGAGCTATGACCCGAGTTGAGGAAGCTGAGAGAGGAAAGATAATTACTCAGCACATCCAAGATACGGATCCTGTAGCTAAACAATGTAAAGAAAATAGATTAGAAAACTGGAATGGATGGAGCGATGGTAGAACACTAAAGAAGGTAGGAGGTATACCATCAATCTTTCTACAGGATTATAAATATAAGGATATCATGAGCGATGATAAACCTGCTTTTAAGAAAGCGGTTAAAAGGTTTTTTACAGATCATCCTGAATTCTTAGAATGTAACGGAAATATTTAATTGAACAACTCTCCAAAAGTATTAGGTGTAGTCCGAGATAGCGGCGGTTGCGGTCATTATCGAATCAAGCAGCCATGGACAAAGGTTGTTAAAAACGGTCTTGCAAACGTTCAATTAGCTGGCAATGGAATAGATAGAGTCAATTTAGCCGATGCATTAACGGAAGCCGATATCATTCATATGCCACGAGCTGGGGAACAGTATGTTCTCGATATGATGGATAAGCTTAAGCCTCTTGGTAGAAAATTTATTATCGATCATGACGACGATATTTTTAACGTTAATCCCTTTAGCGAACATTATTGCACCAGTGGCACTAAAGAAGTATTTGTCGACGTAGAGGGTAAAAACGTTCCCCTCTGGGAACATGGTAAGAAATACCTAATGGGAACATTCGATATTGAGGCCAACCAGAAGTGGCTAGAAATATCAAAAGAATGCATGAGAAGGGCTGATGCCGTAACAGTAACAACCGATAGATTAGCAAGTGTCTTCAGTGAATATAACGACAACATACACGTACTGCCAAATTGTATAGATTTTAATGTATGGAAACCGCAAAGGACGAATGAAGACGAAATAAGGATTATGTGGAGTGGAGGATGTAGCCATTATAAAGATCTGCTTACGATATCTGAACCACTGACTTATATTTTACAGAAATATAATAATGTGAAGTTCATTATGTGCGGTCAAGAATTTAGCGGTCTAACTAAAAATATCCCCAAAGATCGTTATGAGTTTCATGAATGGGTTCCAGTAGCGGCTCACCCTTATAAGCAAATGTTATTGAATGCCGATATAGCAATTGCCCCAGTAACTGATGATGTATTTAACGCATCTAAAAGTCCCGTTAAATATTTCGAGTCAGCGTCTCTTGGGATACCTGTATTAGCAAGCAACAGGCCTCCTTATAGCGACGTTATTGATAACTGGAACAACGGAATATTATTTGGTGATGAAGATGATTTTGAAGAGTCTTTAGACCGCTTGATAGTGGATAAGAATCTCAGGGAACGTATTGGGAGAGCGGGTATGAACCATATCAAAGATAACTATTGCGCTGATAAGAATGCCTATATGTGGGCAAATTTAGTTTTAAGCGTGACGGAAAATAAATTGGTAACTCTCGATGGCTAAAAATGTACTACAGATTGTAGAACCGATATTACGCGGTCTTGGGCTCGACTCTTCTAGCGCATTAATCGGAGACGCCAAACAGCGAATCATAGATATGCTCAATGAGACTATTCATGAGCTAAACGCTATTAGGGGTTTAAACGTCCTCAAAAAGACTGGAACTATTACTCTTGTTGCAAGTACGGATACTTATGATCTCGCTTCAGATGCCGTCTCAAGCGGCCTCTTAAGCGAGAGACTGTATATCTATGCAAGCGATAAAGAAATAGAGAAGGTTGGGGATGATGACTTTAATAAATTATTAGTAGTTGGCGATTCTGGTACTCCAGACTATTGGCGACCTTTCGGGACTACTGCTGCGGGGGTTCATCAAATACAAGTATACCCAAACCCTGCTGTGGCAGATGCTGGGAGAGTCATGCAGTATGACTATTACCAACAATTCTCGGATTTATCGGCAGACGCGGATGTAAGCATTAATGACATATCCCTTATCCAAAAAGGTATTAAGAAACTTTATGCCGAATACGATCAAGAATTTTCAATCAGTGACAGAGAAGAGCGTCGACAAAGCGTTCTGATAAGAAAGATCAAAGCCCACAACATGGGTGGACGCGGTATGCAGCCACAATTTAGAAGACAAAACAAATTTAGAGAAGTTCGTTAATGGCAGAGCAAACTAAATTTCAAGACGACCCCGATCATTTCGATACCATTTCTGGGTTAGCTCAGGCATATGCTTTATCTAAGTTAGGGGGTGCTGGAGCTAAGGCTTTAGGGTTTACTTCCTCAGCTTCAAAGGCAGCTCCTTTTGTAACTAATGGAGCTAATGTAGTTCCTCCTTCTGGTGCATATGGTCCATCCGGAGGAATCGGTCAGAGTGTCTCTACGGGGGGCATAAGAGGTGCCTCAGGTTCTGTTACCACTAAAACGGGAACTACTTCGGCGGCTCATGCAGTGCCTTTGTTAAAAGCTGCTGGCTATATATTCGGAGCCCCATTAGCCTTCCAAACAGCGTTAGGAGCCATTAGATCTTTTAGTAGAAAAAAATTAGGCGCGGATGAAAAGAACTTTGCTAACGACTATGGAAATTACTTAAGTCAAACTGCCGATCCGGATGTCGCTATGGCATTGGCTCGGATGAAGAATAAGAATATCGGTTCCGACAGTATCCGAGATGGGGTATCTCAGGGCTTAGGTTTGAATAATAGTATTGGAGATGCTGGCGGTGACGGAGTCCCAAGCGAGTATAACTTTTACAATAGTAAGCTAACTAGAGAACAAAGAATTAATGCAATTACAACTCTTGGCATTAATAAACTTGTAGAGAACGGAACTATAACAAGAGAGTTTGCGGATAGTGAACTTCAACAAATTCACCCACCATTAGCCGACGCTAATTTCAGGGCTTCTATAGAACAGGGGTTAACAAAGAAACCTTTATCTTTTAGGGAAGAGGTTGAGAGAGCTAATCCAAGTTTTACAGCTAGAGAATCTATTCGTGGCAGTGGAATTAATTTAGGATTTAACAGTTTCTCAGATAGTGAAGATGGGTCGATTCGGTTTGGACCGGATAACCCTGTCACGATAAATGGAAGAATTCCTTCAGCTAACGAGATTGACCGAGAAATAAATATATTAAACGATTTATTTGATCCGAGCACCGATTCGTCTCAATTTAATATTGGGGATGCGGGTCCTATAGATAATAGAGAAAGAAGCGAATTAAAATTAAGGTTACAAGCGTTAAGTTTTTTAAGAAATAATTTATTCCCTGCAGATAACCAAGAGGGAGCGACCCCAAATTTTAATAGGTTATTACCTTCATTTGGCCCTAACTTTCAATCCCAAGCCAATCA